GTTACACAGTTTCAGGCACAAGCTTATAAGGAACTCCTCCCCCCAAGCGGCCCCGTACGAACTCAAATTGTTGGAGAAATAACTCCACAAACAGAACAACAAGCTGATCGAGTAAAAGAATACATGAACTATTACATCATGAATGTAATGGAAGAGTTTGATCCTGAAATGGACCAGCTCTTATTTTATTTACCTCTATCAGGATCTGCTTTTAAAAAAGTTTATTATGATGAAATTTTAAAACGTTGTGTATCTAAGTTCGTTGCTAGTGAAGATTTAGTTATTAATTATTTAGCAACAGATTTAGAACAAGCAGAACGAATTACACATGTTGTAAAAATGTCTTCTAATGAAGTAAAGAAATTTCAAGTTTCTGGTTTCTACAAGGATGTAGAAATTACTTCTGGAATTGTAGAAAACACAAATGAAATACAATCAAAAGTAAATGAGCTTCAAGGTGTAGAAGCAGTTTCAGATGAACAAAATGAAGAGCATATAATTTTAGAAATGCATGTCGATGCTGATGTGCCTACTTTTGAAGATTCAAGTGGAGTAAAACTTCCTTACATTATTACTATTGATCAATATTCTCAAACAATTTTATCAATAAAAAGAAATTACAAAGAAGGTGATGTATCTTTTAAAAAGAATGCTTACTTTGTACACTTTAAGTTCCTCCCAGGACTAGGCTTTTACGGCTTTGGTCTAATACACATGCTAGGTGGGTTATCAAGAACTGCAACAAGTGTTTTGCGACAGTTAATTGATGCAGGTACTCTTGCTAACTTACCGGCAGGATTTAAAGCTAGAGGTATGCGAATACGTGATCACGATCAACCTTTACAACCAGGAGAATTTAGAGACGTAGATGTAACAGGTACATCTATTAAAGAATCATTATTACCTCTTCCTTACAAAGAACCAAGTGCAACTTTATTTCAATTGTTAGGTTATTCTGTTGATGCTGGTAAATCTTTTGCTGCTATTGCAGACATGAAAATGGGCGAAGGTAATGAACAAAATCCTGTAGGCACAACATTAGCGTTACTAGAACGTGGTACAAAAGTAATGAGTGCTATACAAAAAAGATTATACTATTCACAAAGAAAAGAATTTAAATTATTAGCTACTTGTTTACAAATGTATACTCCACCGGAATATCCTTATCATGTGATAGGTGGAAACAGAATGATTAAACAAGCTGACTTTGACGACCGCGTTGATATTATTCCAGTTAGTGATCCTAATATTTTTTCTATGTCACAAAGAGTTATGTTGGCACAGCAACAATTACAATTAGCACAATCTAATCCACAAATGCATAACATAAGAGAAGCATACAGACGTATGTATTCAGCTATGGGTGTCGATAGTATTGACTCAATATTAAAGCCAGACAAAGAGCAACCAGCTCCACAAAGTCCAGCTGTTGAAAATGCAGGGGCTATGAAAGGAACGCCTTTAAAAGCTTTTATCCAACAGGATCATCCTGCACATATGAAAGCACATGCTGAATTTATGTTTACAAGAATGGTACAAATAAATCCTCCTTTGTATTCTATGCTCCAGGCACACATGTCAGAACATGTTGCATTAATGGCAACGAAACAAGTTCAACAACAGTTTGCAGAACAAGAGCAAAAATTACAAATGGAAATGCAACAAGCACAAATGAATCCACAAGCAATGCAAGAAATGCAAAAAGCAGCTCAAGCGTTACAAGAAGAAAAAACAAATGCTATTGCAAAACTTGAAGCAGAAATGACTACGCAGTTAGCACAAGATGAGGAAGCTAGAACTAAACGTGAAGCACAAGACCCTCTTGTTAAACTTAAACAACAAGAAATTGATTTAAGAGCTGCTGAAGCAATGATGCGTCAACAAGAAATGCAGACTAAAGGAACTCTCGATGCATCTAAACTTGACATGGAACGTGATAAGATAGAAGCTGACACAACAATTAAATTAATGGAAGTTGCTAGCACTATTGATCAAGATGCTGCTAAAGACGCATTAGGAGAATTGAAAGAAAATGTTTCTTTAACGAAAGAAGCAATGAAAAATGAAAAAGATATAACAACAGCAGGTATAAATGCAAGAAGTCAAATCAATAAAAAAGATCAGTGATTCTATGCAAGAGTTAGATCAATTAGCTAGATCATTAGTTAAAAATCCTGAAGATGCGTTATTAGTATGCGCAGCTTTGATGGCAGTGACACGTCAGCATTATGTTGAAGAGTTAGGGTCAGAACAAACTTCCTTTATCTTCCAATCTGTTGTAGAGTCCTTTGATTTTATGACTGCATTGGAGCAGGAATTTAAACAACATACTATACATTAGGAGGTAACATGAAGTTATTACACGATTTATGGGCACATTTAAAAGAGTGGAGCGACTGGGGAATGAAAGACTGGATTAAAGCCGGTATCGTTGCAGTTGTTGTACTTATAGTTCTACAATCAATGATGGGAGCGTAATGGCACCCTTTGTTGATAGACAAAGAAAGAGCATGGAGGCTTCACGCAAAGCGCGTGAAGCCAAGGCTCAAGAATATGATAGTTTCATGCGAAACTTTAATCCTAACACAGCTAAGCGTAGTGATTTTACAAAGTTTAGAGAGGGATTAAAAAAACAAGCTGCAGAAGCTGTTGGTGCACGTTTTAATCCAAGTGGCAGCATTGGTATTATGGGTTCTGCAAACGCTGAAAAGTTTCGTAAACTATATGATGAACCTTACCGTGCATTAATGAATCAATACATGATGACTAATCCAGAAAGTTATAAATCACACTTTCCAAAAACATATGGATTTGTAAGAGGTATGCCGGAAATAATGAAAGGCATTATGGGTGCTGCATCAGGAATTCCAATGTTAGGTGCAATGCTACCAAAACAAAAACCAAACGAATTATTAGGTGATTTTAGTTATTTAGATTACAGACCAACAAGACTAGGTACAGCAGCAGGCGATGTTATGCGTGAAGCTTACACATCACAAGCAGGTTTTGAATATCCAGAAGTACTATCTACTGGTGCAATGGAAGATTATTATGATGAATACTTCCCTATGCAACTTCCTAATTATTTCTATCAATTTATGGATGATGAAATGTTACCATACAGATTAGGTATGAGATAATGCCTGGTTACGATCATAGACAAAGAAAAACAAGTTTCTCATCTAACTCTCCAGGACATCCTAGTAATAGACCTAGTAATTCTTCTTCTAATCAAAATAATAGCAATCGTTTTTATTCTCCTTCATCTGTTAGTAATAATCCAGCTAGAATTAATTTACCTAGTAAAACTTCTGCAACAGTTCCAGGAAAATCAGGTTTTTCTTTTAGTACTAAAGATGTAAGATCATCTCCAGCAGATAAAGAAGCTTTTAGAATTAGAACTGGATCTGAAGTTATGACACCTTCAGAAAGAATTGCGCGTACAAAAGCTTACATTACAGGAAATAATAAATTTATTGATATGCCTATTTTTACTCCAGATAATATTTCTTATGAAGATTTAGCTGAAATTGCAGCTTCTGGTGAAAGTTTAATTGATTATGAACAATCTACAGGAAAATTATCTAAAGATTGGAAAGACTGGTTTAAATCTCAAGTTGGTTTTCAAGACATAACTGGCGATGGTTATGATGAAACTTCTAAAGGTTTTTATGATGATGATGATTTTAGTGAGACATTATCTGGCGGTTCTTCCGGTTATGGTTATGATTATGGTTACGGAGGTGGTGGAGGTGGTGATGCCGCAGCTTATGCTATGATGAATCAAAGTCCAAAACAACTTGGAGAAGGGGAAAAGGTTCCAGGTCAAACAGAGTTGCTTGATTACATGATTCGTGTTAATAGATATAATCCTTATACTAAAATGGCTATGCCTCAAATGGCAGGTGGTGGTATAATGGAATTAGTGAGGTAATTATGTGGCATTTGTTAGCAAAACCATTATTAGGCGTAGTAGCAGACGGAGTTAAAGGCTTCGTGGCAACGAAGAAATTAAATGGCGAAGTAAAGATAGCTAAAATTCAAGCAGAAAAAAAGAAACAAGAAGATATAGCAGCAGGAAAAATTAAATGGGAAGCATCGGCGGTAGATCAAATGAAAGGAAGCTGGAAAGACGAACTAATTTTAATTTGTCTTCTTGCTCCAGCAACACTCGTATTTTTTCCCGGAATGACAGAACATATTCATGCTGGGTTTGTCGCCCTACAATCACTTCCGGATTATTATAAACATTTATTATATATAGCCTGCTCAGCGAGCTTCGGCATTAAGGCCGGAAAAGGTGCAATGGGACTAATTAAGAAAAAATAAAGGAGATAACAATAATGAAAAAATCAAAAGCAGACATTAACAAAAATGGTAAAATAGAAGGTTGGGAAGCAGCTAGATCTAGAGCTATCTCCAAATCTATGGCTAAAAAGAAAACTGGTATGAAAAAAGGTGGGACAGCTAAAAAAGGAACACATGTCACTAAGGAAGGAAAAGTTGCTAAAAAAGGTTTATGGTACAATATTCATCAAAAAAGAAAACGTGGTGAAACAATGAGAAAGAAAGGTGCTAAAGGCGCTCCTACAGCTGCAGCTATTAAAAAAAGCCAAGGCAAATAATGCCTTTTAAATCAGAAAAACAACGTAGATATTTATTTGCTAATGAGCCTAAAATAGCTAAAGAGTGGACTGAGAAATATGGCAGTAAACCTGTCAAAAAAAACAAAGGTGGTATAGTAGTAAAACCAAGAGGTTTTAATTTAATGTTGCCTAATAAAAGACCTACTACTACAATATATTAATGGCCAAGAAAAAATCATTATCACAAAAAAGAAAAGCCAAGTCAGATAAGAATCCAAAAGGCATAGCAAAAGGGTGCGGTATGGTAATGGAAAATAGAAGAAAAAAAACAAAATATGCCTAAGACAGCAGCATGGCAACGTAAAGAAGGAAAAAGTAAATCAGGAGGATTGAACAAAAAAGGTGTTGCTTCTTACAGAAAAGCTAACCCAGGTTCTAAATTAAAAACAGCAGTAACTACTAAACCTTCTAAGTTGAAAAAAGGGTCAAAAGCTGCTAATAGAAGAAAGAGTTTTTGTGCGAGGATGTCTGGCATGAAAAAAAGCCGTACAAGCGCAAAGACGGCTAATGATCCTAATTCGAGGATAAACAAATCATTGCGTAAATGGAATTGTTAAAATGGTTGGAAGAATAATGGCTAGACCAGAAGCTAGAAAAACTCCTGGTGCAAAAATGATGACTACTACTTATAAAAAAGGTGGAACAGTTAAAAAGAAGAAAAAGAAACAAGGATATAACGACAGAAAAGATGAACAACTAGGTATGACTAGAGGTAAAGAGTCTGGTAAAAAAATGTCTATGAAGGGCCGAAGAAACGTTGCTAAAGCAACTAGAAAGCCTAAAGGAAGCTACGGGTTTAAGAAGTAGTGGAAGATGTAACCGCGATTTACGCAATCCTAAAAAGATTGCGTGCGCGCAAGGAAAACTTAAAGAATGTAATAGCAGCAGGCTTG